CCTGGCTGGTAGGGGAAGTGCCTCCGCGAACGACGAAGTACGGTGTCCCCCGATGCCACCGTTGTTTTAAGCTCTAGCGAGCTTTCATTCGTCAAGTAGTTAGTAGTGCCACCACCTACTACTGCTTCGTCCCATAGGTCTGTGCGCTTTGAATAGCGCAGCATGGAATCAAACAGCGTAAATGGTTGGCTAAAGCGTTGCCTCCCAAAGGCATCTAATGCCCCGCTGTCTGGTCCCTGCTGCAACAGTTGTCCGCGATGATCAGCTTGAATGGCAGTTTCAAACTGCTCTCCACCACGAACTACTTGTCCCATTTTACTTAGTCGCTTTTCTTCTTATCATAGTCGCAATACGCTGCGCCATATTCATCGGCAAGCATATCAAAGGCATCAACAATATTCTTAGGGGAATAACCACATCCCACCGCAAATTGAAAGAACTGTCTAGTTAAAGCAGTTGCATTCACTTCTTGGCATTGATGAATGATTTCTTGATAGCCAGCAGTATCGCTAGTCGCTTCCCCAGACCAACGATGGGAAAAGGAATAGGAATCAACGAAAGGCATTGCATGAAAAAAGAGGCCAAGCCGAAGCCTAGCCTCTGTCCTGTCCATTGTCAATCAGCGGCCTTGACCCCTTGTAGGCTTTTTGCCGCGCCTGCGTGGGCGTGAATGCTGACCTTGCCCAATAGAGGTGGTCTTCGGAGGGCCAGGCTCATGCTGCCGCTTAAGGGCTGCACTGCCTCCTTTCGTCTTAACTGCCATGTGCCATTAAAAGCCACAGCATAGCGACGGACGGGGCAGGCGGCCTTACGCTTGGTATTTAAGGAACGCCCATATTGCATCAGCAATCTGCTGGTAACCGCTTGTGACAGGGTGAACGCCGTTGTCTTGACGAGTGGACACAACGTCAAGTCGGCTATTGACAGCAATAGCGGCGGTGCCCGTACCTGCGCCTACTCCAGTTGCAATGAAAAAAGTACCTACAGCATTGGTAACGTCGATGGCGGCGCCCGTGCCTGCCCCTACTCCAGTTGCAGTAAAAACAACACCTACCGTATTGGCTGAAGCGCCAATAAGAGTGAAGTTCGTATCGTTAACTGTTGAAATTTGATAAAGACGACCAGCAACAAAAGAACCAGCAGTAACAATGTTAAGTGGAGCGCCAATGGCGGCGAAGTTAGTAGTGCCAACTGTTAAAATCTGATAACGACAACCGATAAGAAAACGACCAGCGGTCGTAGCAGTGACACGAGACATGTTATTAACAGTGTCAAGCGCTGTATTCGATGGCACAATGAAGATTCTGTCTGGCGATTCTCGTCCTTGATACCTTGCAATTAAATCCCTTGCCCAAATCAAGATGTTACGTTTAAATCGCCATCGCGTTTGCCCTGCCCCATAGCTGGCGCCAAAGGAATCTTGGTCAAATGATGGCGGAGGTGCAATGACAAGCCCAACTTTTGTGTTTGCGTCGGATGCTTTAATTGAGGTGATTAACGTGTCCATCCTTACAAACGCAGCCTGAGCAGCAGACACTGCTGCGCCGTCAGAAGTTGCGGAGAAAACGTCATTAGTGCCTAGTTGAATAAGCACCCAATCCATCGCGGGATAAGCGTATTGCGTTAGATACCAGCCGAAATCAACTGCAGGCGTTCCAGATGTTCTCCAGAATGGGTTAGGAACGGAAACAGGAACTCCACTAATCGTAAGCAGTCCGCTAGGTGAAGTGTAGTTAGTAACGGTCCAGCCGCCGCGGCCTTCATGTCTATTAGGTGCAGTTCCACGAGTGCCGTATAGAGTGATGCTCATGACATCTGTGGCGTCGATGTCAAGCAGCGTTTGGGTGATAGTGGCGTCATTTGTCAAGCTATCACCAATCATCATCACCTTTTTAGTCAGGCCCGAACCCCAGCCAGATCCCGCAGCTCTTCGAATTGTAGATGCACTGGCTAATTGCGTAGACGTGCCCTTGTCGTGCAGGGTAATTGAAACCAAGCCACTCGGCAATTCCCCAGATGGCACCCACGTCCAGCGTTCATTTTGATGGTCGCCAAGGCTACCAGAAGTTGTAACATCAACGTTGTACCGACTAATATCTTCTAAAACAAGATTATCAAAATAAATATTAACTTCTCTACCTTGAACAGCATAAATTGTTGGAGGAACAACTAGTGCGGGAACGTAATCAGCCGAGTCAACTGGAAACAGAGCCTGAATGTCATTAACAAATTCAGACGTGGGTTCATAACCAGTGGTTTCAGCGGGAGTGGTAAGCAGCAAATGACGGAAACCAAGCCTTAAGTTTTGAGTGTACGTCAGCCACCCTGCCCCTAATGGATCGCTGCTTGTTACATAGTAACTTTGCCCAGCACTGTTCGGCATTGTTCCCAAAGGCTCACCACAAGATGCGCGTGCGCCAGACGCATTGCGTGCATAGATGCCGATGAAATAATGACTAGAAAAATCAGTATTTGTTAATGTAATGAGGGCATTGGTAGAAGGATTCCTAAGCAGGATTGTCTCATCAGTTAGTGTGTCATTACCTGGGTTGACAGTGACACTACCAACTGCAACTACCGTGCCTGATGGAGCAGCAGACGCAGATCCAGCCGTTTTTACGACAGCATATAAAGTTCTCCACTTGCTTGTTTCTAAAACTGCGGTTCGCGTTAACGATGCAACTTGAATGGCGTTAAAAGAAACGCCTGATGGAGTGTAAACTTCGCCCCAGCCCGTGAAGGGCAAGTCCCTTGGTACAGTGGTGAATCCAGTGCCATTTAAAGTGGTAGCACCAGAGGCGTAGGTAATATCAGTTACCGAGATAGTGGCATATGCAAGGTTTGCCGTATTAGTTGCTATATTTGCCGTATTGGTGGATGTAATTGCCGTGTTACTAGTAGCTTCAGCGCGAACTTCATCGCCCAAATTAGGCCAATCTAAGCCACTAACTAGCGTACCTTTAAATGCCCATAGGGCAACAATGTCGTAATAAAGTGTATTTGGAGTGTGCTGTGAGTAGAGAATAATGCCAGTTTCAGTTGCCGCAACAGTAACTGTTAGGCTTACAAATTGTGGACTTGATGTGGTTGTTATCGTGCCAGCGCCTTCCTTTGTTCTAAGGGATTGCTGAGCGCTGACAAAACCTATCCCAGGTGTGGTCGCAGATGAGTAGGTGCGACCAAAAAGTGACGCTGCTGCGCCATTGCCCGTAACAAGAGCGCAAACTGTAACCTGACTGCCTACTGTGGCGCCAATGTCATCAAACCAAATTGCAGGGCCATTGAGGGGGCCTGCTGTAGCAGTAACATCACGTCGTAACGCTTTCCCGTCAAAGATTGTATTATTTACTAAAGTCCAACTAGCAAATGCGTTGTACCACCTATTCCTGCTATACAAGGTAGCAGCATTGGCGCTAGTAAGTTTACGGAAGAAAGGATCAGGCCATCCATTTAGCTTGCCTGTCCAATTTGGCTGCACGTTGGCATTAGGAATGCTGCGGAATAAATCATCAATCGTGATACGCTTATTTTTACTAGTGCCAACACCTTCGCTGATGTCAACGATGGGCAAATAGTCATCGCCCGCTGGAGTGGTGAGCACCGTAAGTGCAGAAATTAAACGATCAGACATGACTATTCCTCAATGGAAGGAGCAAGGGCTTCAGTAGTTGTAGCTGTAACAAGAGCCTCTGTCACAGTCGGTTCAGGAGCTTCTTCGATGGGAGCAACTGGTGGCACGAATTCGCCATCAATATAAGACCATCCAATGCCACCGCTTTCTAAAGGCACGATGGAACACCCTGCTGGTGGTTTCCATTCTGTACTGCCATCCCATTCAATGGAATTAACGACAAGTCCTTCAGAATCAATAATTGCGTAGAGCATAATAATTAATAGAAAAGAGCGATGACGCCGCCGACCCCGCCTGCTCCGAGGTTGGTGCCGCCACCGCCCGCGCCACTAGAGCCTGGACTATAAGTGGAATCAACTGCCCATGCCGCAGGAGAAGTCCCAGCGGATGTAGGCCTGCTGGTTCTAAAAGCGCCTGCATTTACAAATGGAGGAATAGCTACATCTACGTTAGATCTTCGTAGGTTTGCATTGAGAGAACTGCATGAACCAGCGGCTCCCTCAGTACCTCCAGCCCCTGCGCCACTTCCGCCGCCGCCGCCAGTTGCAGAAATAGTAGAGAAGGTGCTAGTTCCACCAGCAAGTCCATTGCCAAAGTATGCACTACCACCAAGGCCGCCAGCTCCCACTGTTACTGTGTATGGGCTTCCTGGCGTGACAGTCAATAATCCAAGTCCATAGCCACCAACTCCTCCGCTCCTGCCAGGCGCAAGGATGCCAAAGCCTGGGCCAGCACCACCACCACCACCACCACCAATTACAATAGCCAGAATCTTTTCAACGCCCGCTGGACATATCCAAGTATTGGAAGCTGTAAACACTTGCGCATCACTAAGTCCTGCAACAGTAGATGCCCAGCTTGCCACAGTGCCATTAGTGGTCAGGAACTTGCCGCTTTGCCCTGCCTGTGCTGGAATCGAGCCTTCAAACAAGATAGTGCTACCAGAGATGGTGGCAACAGTGGCCCATGCGTTATTGGCTGCGTTGCGCTTGTACCAAATTCCAGTGCTAGGGCCAGTCTCCTGAACCCAATCCATGTGCGCGACAGTGACTGTCGGCGCCGTCGTGCCGCTGTTGTTACTAAACAACGCAGCAAAGTTGGCATTGATCTCAGCACGCACCGCTGGAAACAGTGCATTTTCTACAGATTGATCTGCTTGCGCCATTAAACCCCTTTACCGTAGCCAACGGCAGTATAGCTAAAGTTTCTAATCACAGCAACAGCAGCACTATTGGTAAATGCTACTGTAAAACCAGTGCGTGTCACACTACTCACTGTGAAATAATCGCCAGTTGCCATGTTTAATGGGCTAATAGTCACTTGAGGCGCTGCATAGAACGCGCTGGCAAAGACGATGTTATAAGTGGAAGCTGCCGTGCCATCGCCACTTTCCGTGCGTTGCTGAAGTTCAGCCGTTGCTCCGAGTTCCGTAATGACCATTCCCACTCGATTGCTAACAGTAGTTGCCACCACTTTGAGCTGGATGCCACGAGCGCGGACGATGGCATTGGCATATTCATTCCATGCGGACCATACTGGTGCTACAGCAGGATTACCTAACGTAGTGCGAACATAAGTAACGGCATTAGTTTGATCGAGGTCAGTGCCATCAAAGTCACTGGGTTGACTATCAAAATCGCCACCAAGACTATCAAATAAGACGTTGATAGGGTCAGGCCTTGAAACAATGCGCCGTCTGATGTTGACATCGTACACTTGTCCAAGATCAAGCGTGTCTGCATAAATGCGTTCGCCCCTTTGTCCAGATGCTGGATTAAGAACTAATCCAGACGCGCTAGCGCTATAAGGCAGATTGGTATTTGTTCCGCCACTAAACGTTGGATTTTCTGTCCAAGTCTTAACAGCTAAACGTGGTTGTGGCGTTGGTAGCACGGCTGAAATGCCACTTGGCACTAACGAACGCTGCCTTGACTGATCGCGGAATGCAACGAAATAAGTGCCCTCAAGCAGCGGCACTTGCTTTTGTGTTTGAGTGCCAGCAGCGGCTTGCACAATGGCATTGCTGCTGCTCCATTGTGCTGGTGGTACGCCTGATAATGCTCGTGGATCATGCCTCAGCAATACCTCGCCGCCCACTAATACGTCCAAGTCAGTGGCTACGTCCCACTGAATAATGGCTGAACTTTCGTTAATTGGTACTAGGCTTATGCCGCTTGGATTGACAGGAGGTGCCGTAACGCCAATTACGTTGAAAGTTAATGAAGCAGGAGAGCTACTGATAACTTGTGTGGCGCTAATTGAACTCACTTCAATGCTATAAGTGCTTTGTACAACACTTTCAATTTCATAAATTGGACCGTAAACTCTACGCTCACTCCAGTTGGTGGAAGCATTGCGCCACCGCACGCGATATTCATTGATGCCGCGCACTGGCCTCCAAGTGATCGACAATTTAGTTGCCACTCGTCCATTTAGCTCGTACAGCACTTCCGTGGCTGAAAGGGCTATGGGAGCATCAGGCGGAGTGTTTAAGACTGAAATGGGACGACCTTCTAGTGCCGTGCCACGTTCAATGTAGGCATATTTACTGGCGTTATAAGCAATAGCAGTAACAGTAAAGTTTATGCCGTCCTGCTCCTGTACGCCAAGCACGCGCCATTGCGTGGATACTATCCTGCTGGAATCGCATAGCCAGGCAGCATTAGCTGATGGTGCAGCAGAAAACGCTGGCGTCACAGTGATAACGCGACCAACAATGTCAAGGATGGTGCGTGTTTCGACAATGCCGTCAGGCAGCACCACGCTAAGCTGCCCTCCAGTTACGTCTCCAATGTTGTCAACTGTGATGTCGGTGGTCGTGGCAGAGCTGATGCGTCCAGCACGACGTTGGCCGCTCTTAACGGGATCTGCAATTTCAATGATCGAGCCAGGACGTAGTAGTACGCCATTTTCAAGGCCAGTAACAAATGAGCATACTTCAGTTTCATATTTTTCGGAGTAAAGAAGCCACTCCCCGATTCGATGGGCCTGTGCTCTACTGGTACAAGCAAAGGCACTGACTTCTTTAGTAATTACGCCATATTTGTTAATACCATCAACATCTTCTACAACTTCACGATCAACATCCTTGATGTCAAGATTAAGCCAACTAACAATAACGACAGTGGCACGAGTTTTGATACTACTACCTTCGTAGGTAAAGCCAGTTTCGCTGACATTAGCAAGAGTAAATAATGCAATTGCTGCATCTCGTCCTGTTGCCGCTAGTTCCTCGGGGTCCGCAGGGCGATCTTGCGCGATGCTAATACTGCCGATACTCCAAAACGGCATAGCGCGAAACACTGAACACAGGTCATTGATGAGCTTGTAAGCTTCCTCCGCTGTTTGAATGTTGACATTACAAGAGAATCGTGGCTCTACGCCAGTGGCGCTTAGGCCAGTTGGCACCAATTCTGAACAGTATTGTGAAGCGCGATAAAACGCCCACTTATCGAGCGTGGCTGGCTGAATGTGATCACCCAGTCCGTAACGAGTGGAAGTTAATAAGTCCCATAAAATCCACGCAGGGTCGCTACACCATTGTGCAGCACCAAATGTGCCATTCCATACACCGCTATAAATTAATCGCCCACTAGCAATATCAACAGTGGCATTAGAAGGAATGGCAATCTTGATGCCACGAATCCTATAACTACGACTCGGGATGGAACTAAATTGCTCCGCGTCAATACGCAAGGCAACATAGGCACTATTTGGATAGCGAAGTTTTTCATAATTTATTTCGGCATAGCTAGACAGCGAAAAGAAATTAGAAAGTCTCGTGCCGTCGTAGCTTATTGGAGTGACACGAGTGACGCGAATAGATGCTGATGGTGAAACTCCAGCAGGAGGGGTGGGCCAAGTTAAATTGATGATATAGTCACGCTGGTATAGATCGCTGGTACGACCCGCAATGCGATCTCGAATAAAACCTGTTCTGCTTGAGTCTGTTGTATAACTACCACCATTGTATGAAACGGCAATAGTAAGCTCAATTTCAGTGCCAAGAATATCACCCACATCAGTGATAAATTGCAATTGAGGCACGTCAATTGTTATACGAACTGCGTCAACTTCAGGATTGGTAATTTCTAAAGTTGACTGATCTCCTGCCTCTTCTAAAGGGGCGCCAACGCTTATTGCATTTTCGATGGGACCAAACCCTGGCACATAACGCTGATCTTGCTCACCAAAGCGAGTGACAATTGCTACATCGCGAAAGTTGTAATCACTAGCAGGGGGTGTGCCAATAATACTGGCGCCACCGCGAAGAATTGACGTGTCATTAAGAAAGATGTCCTTTAGCGAAGCATTGTTATATTCTGCGGTGTATCGTGTTAGGCCAAGTTTTGATGGTGTAGCGAAACCCTCGATTTCCCCTTCACTGAGTAGCTCAATAATATTTGCATAGGACGTGGAATCCAGATTATCCTTTGCCGTAGATGGTCCATTACGGCTGCCACCACCGCCCTTGCCACCACCGCCAGCACCGAAAATACTCATGCGATCACCTGCACAATGTCAATGCCAGCACTAATAACTACACTACCAACTATGGTTTCTCCGTAAACAACGGGCAGTGGAACTCCCGCACGACTGACATTTTGAATTCCACTGAAACTAAAGCTCTTGCGTGGGTCACCTTCGCTATCTGATCCTTGTCTAAGTTTTGGAGTGGGAGTCAAAAGGCCAGCAATACCAGTCAGGATTAGCGACGCGCCAATAAGACCAATTTTGGTCATCAGTGCACCACCAATAACAGCACCAACACCAGGCAATAACAACGAGAATGCTACAAGTGCTACGCCGAGAATAATCCTCCCCACTGCGCCAGCGCCAGCAATCACTGGAATAATCCGCAGCTCTCGTCCCATTGGAAAGTGCAAATCATCTTCGCTTAGGTCATGGGCAGCAGTTCTCACGCGGTAGTGCTGCTTCGCCATGTGCTGCTCCAGCTCAGGCCAGTTCGCCAGTAAAAAGCGCACTGCCTCCGCTGCAGATGCCACATCTGCTTCTAACACACGATGGCCAACGAACTTTGCGAGTTCTCCGTAAAGCCTAATCTTACGCAGCATGACGCAACCTCCTTCCAGTACATTTTAGGAGCCATCCGCCATAAAGCTCGCGACAACTTAAACGATTTTGTAAATGATGCAAAATTGTTTGCTCGCCTAAATAAACACCGCAATGATTTAAGCCCCTGCTAGCAATACTCATAAACAACAAATCGCCACGCTCAAGTTCTTCTTCAGGAAGTAATTCACGAAAACCAGTGGCTTTCCACTTGTCATCAAAATATGGCTGCGTTTGAAAGTCAGTTGGCGTGCCAATGCGCTCCCAATCGCGCAGCATAATACCCTGCTCGGCGTACCAGTCACGCGCCAGGCTCCAGCAGTCATGCACGCCCCACACCCACGAACGACCCACAAGCGGCGCTTTGTAGCCTGATGGCTTACATGCGCCCCATTGCAGCGTACTAGGGTTGACAATGTACCAAGGCAAACCACTGGCTTCACACGAAGCTAAGTCCGCTGCTGATGGTGCCGCTGGGGTCAATGGGTGGGAATGAAAAATGGCAACAATTTCTCCTTCGTCTTCAGCCGCTGCATAATCATCAGGACTGAGGAGGAAGAAATCATCAGGCGATTCGGCCAAATTCTCGCACGGCCAATAGTGCTCACGGCCTTTGATAATGACCACAAGTCCGCACGCTTCCCGTGGCAGACATTGCTGGGCATGTTCAATGGCAGCGTCTCTCCACGTCATCATGCTGTTGCTGAGTTGATACCAGGGAAGCTACCGAATGGTAGCTCTGCATTCGCTCCAAATCTTGCCTTGCAACTTGCCAGTCGCTTGCCACATACATCCAGCTCCGCAAGACTTACGGCAACATCTTCGGAGTTAAAATAGTTTGTGCCGTTGTATCCACATTCGTTTGAGCGATAACGCCATTGGCAAATGTTACCAATGCATTGCCGTTTGGGCGCCCTGACTCCTGCCAAATCCATTGCACTGACCATTTCAAACTCAACCACATCTCGCGTTTCTGCAGTCTTACGGTCGATATAGAAAATTTCCTGAGGAAATTCTGCAGCTTCATCAGCCGACGCATTGATAGATTCGAGGAGAATCCTGCCGCCATCTTCCATCAGGAGATAGAAATTGTCTTCCGTTAGCAGTGCGCCACCACTAGGTGGAAAGTTAATAGGGTCTAGATAGCGAGCCAGAGTGCGGAGGCGCGTTAACTTGGCGCCCTCTAAACCATTAGGCAGCGTCAGCAGAATAGCCGTGATAGTACCAGAGAGATTGCTAACGCGAATTTTGGGCCTCGGTAGTTGCCCTTGTCCGTTATATTCAAAGCCATCAGCTTCAATGGGTAGGTGTAAATATTCGTTATTCTTCCAAAAAATATTGCCGTAGCCCTCTAAATTATTACTACCAGCATGGAAACGATAAATTTCATTGGTGCCATGAATGACAGAGCTAAGACTAAGCTCAAACATCTCGATGATGGCATCAGGAGCTGGCGTTTGAAGGGCGCCCGCAATGATTGACACCGCAATCCAGGTGATAGTGCCGTCCTGCACTTCATTGTTAATAGTTGTCGGCCAGAATGGCTCGACAGCCCCAGACGTACCTGCGACAACACAGCGATAGTAAAAACCGCCACCATTATCTGTATAGGCGCGAACAACAACGCCGACGGCATATGCAGTGTTGCTATTCCATCTAACGGGAGGTGCCATCGCTTAAGGTTCAAACAGTTGCCGAAAAGTCGCTGTAATTCTAAAGAAACTATTGCTCAGCATTTCTTTTGACCATTGATCACAAAACCATTTGCCGCTTGTCGTGCTATCAGGAGGTGTCCAGTCAAAACTTTGGGCATCATCAGCTCTGGCGTCAAGAAATGTTTCAATGGAACTGGCATTAGCTGTTTTCACCATAAAGGTGAGGGACCATTCTTTTGGGTTTTGATTTAAACCAAATTTAATTCTTTGTTCATAACCGTCCCCAAATTTAACTGTGCGAATCTTGGGCTGGCTGTTTTTAACAGCACTAAAAGTGGGGGCGATGGAAGGGAAAGTAGCCATGATTAGAACGAGCGCGATGAGGACAGCAAACCACCAGGACGTTGTTGCTTAACAATTTCAGCTTGTACGGCAGCAGAAACCACACGTCCTAATTGTTTGGACTGTGCTTCATTGCCTTCCACTTGTGATCCTTTTGCATCGACATTGACCACTACGTTGACATTGCCCTGAGAGGCCCCTCCTAGCTCGACGGGGATGCTCTTGCCGTTAGGCAGGGGGACGATAGCTTCATTGTAACGACCTTCGCCTACGAGGCCCATAGTGGGGCCTGTGACCATACCTCCGTTGGCAAATGCTTGGAAGCCTCCTTTCCATACTGCACCATTCGCTGCGGGCAATATGTCACCAGGCATGGGCACAAAGAAGTCGCCTGTTGCGCCTTCAAGACTGCCCGCACTGGTAGCAGCGGCACCACCAGGAATAAGCATACTAAATATGTTCATAAAGCCCTTGATTACTTGTGCTTTCAGCCATTCAGCAACCATCTGCGCCACCATGTCGGTAAAGTGATCAGCAATACTTTGGAACATACCTGCTAATGCTTCTCGCGCAGTCATGCTGCCGTCAATAACGCCTTTAAATGCATTGCCAAAAGCATCTCCAATGGCATTAGCGGCTTGCACTACTTGGTAGCCAGTATCACTTAACTCTGCCAGTTTGTCTTGAGCCGCCTTTAAGCCTTCACCCAAGTAATCCTTAGGCTTATCTTTTGGCACTCCTTCTTCGCCTTTCCTGCCTTCTTCTTCGCCCTCTCTTTTTTTCTCCTTAAGACGATCCAACGCCGCAATTAAAGCATCTACTGCTTTTGTAGATTCGCCTCGCGCTTTCGCTTCAATGATTGCGGCTTCCGCTTGGTCAATAGACAAATTAAGGGCCTCCAATTGTTTATTAACTAATTGCCTAACTTCCGCAATTTGTTTGGCTCGTTCTGGAGATATTCCCTCCTTCATTAATTTTTCGGTTTCTGCCGTCAAGGCAAGCTCTTCCCGTTGAATTGCAAGTAAGTCTGTAATGGGCTTGAGGGCTTTATCCGCTTCATCGTTAAGACTCCGTTCCAAGCCGAGTCGGTTGGCGGCACTTTTTAAGCGTGCTGCTTCTTTTAAGTCAATCTTCTCTTTTTCACTTTTTGCCTCTTTTAATCCTGCATTTAATTCTCTTTGAATGGACGCCTCTTCGGACGTATATTTGGCGATTGCCTCTGCAATGGGGTTGGTCTGCTGAAGAACAAGTAGGCGCTGCTCTTCCGAAAATAATGCGTCAGCAGCAGCGGCTGCTTGACGTGCCATTTCTTCGCGTAATTTCTTGGCGTCATCGGTTCCTTTCTTTTTTCTACCACTGCTCCCTCCGCTACCGCTGCCGCCAACAAAAGATCCTATGGGGGTGTCCATAGCATTGCCTTTAGGGATAGGAACTTGAGTGTCTGGGCTGCCATATCTGCCATACATTCCTGTTGATTGCGCATTTGGCGTTGAAGTACGACCTGGCAACGCAGCTACATAGCCAGCGGCACCAACAAGCATGGAGGCAGCGTTGCCTCCAAAAATATTGCGAATTGGAGCAGGAAGACCAGACCACCAATTGCTAATGATGGCGTTGAGTCCATTAAAGCCTTCGGTGGCACTAATTGAAAGTTCGCTGAAGAATTGATTAAACGAATTACTAGATGCAGTCGCACTTGTTTCCGCTGAATCCGACGTACTCTTGAATACGTCTTTGAATAATTGTTCAATAAATTGACCGACAGGTTCGAGCTTTTTAGTTAAATCTGTATACGCTGTTTGAATATTACTGGCAGAAGACTTGGCATCTTCAGCCATGCCATCTACTGCATTCTTAAAGTCAGAAGCAATAACGCCATCAATATTATCAACAAAATTGCGGAATGTTTCGTTGGTGTCGTAAACCCCTTTGCTCAGGAGGGCGAGGCCAGCAATGGTTAAAGTAATTGGCCCTCCTAGACCAGCCATTGCAAGTTTCAACACAGACAGTACGCCACCGTATGAGGCAATCGCCGCAGCCGCAGTGCTAATTGCTGGCCCTATTGCAGCAAATGCAACAGCGATACCTTTAATGGCTAATGCTGTGCCACCAAAAAGAAGAATGGTGGATCCCAGCGATGCAATTAAACCGCCATATTGTTCAATAAAACGTCCAATGGCTTGCGCTGCCTCGGAAAATGCCTTGGCAAGGGCTACTAAGTTTTCTTCGTTACCCGCTACAGCATTTGCAAGAATTTCTTGGAACTGTGCTCCTAACGGTTGCAGTTCTCTGCCTACGGACTCACGCATCCTTGACATAGTGGTCGCAAGACGATCACCAGCGGCCTGAGAGCTGGCTCCCATTTCAGAAGCAGATGCACTGTGTTCGCGAGAAAGAGTGCGAACAAAGCCCATGAAATGATTGAGCGTGACTTGTCCCTGCTCCAGCATTTTGTCTAACTCTTGCGGCGTCTTGCCCATTGACTTGGCAAAAAGCGTAAACGCGCCAGGTAGCCTTTCACCGATTTGTTGCCGTAATTCTTCTGCGCTTACTTTCCCCTTACTAAACACTTGAGCCGTCGCACGCAACGCTCCTTCCATGTCAGCTAGCGAGCCGCCAGTTCCTCTAATGCCTGCGGCTATACCAATAAAAGCCTCTTTAGCTAAGTTTATGTTGCCACCCGCTCCAATAACAGAGGCAGAAAGCTGAGTAAATTGCTTATTAAGTACATCTTGAGGAATTGCCAGGCTCCTACTGGTTTGATCAATAAAAGCAAGAGCGCCCTGATATTCAGCAACATCTTTTGTAACATTTTTTAAGGCAATACGCTGCTTGTCAATTTCCGCTGTATAGCTGGCCGTGGCTCCCAATGCTTGTCCAATATTGTCAGCTAGTTGACCCAATGCGGCGCCAGTGAAAGCTCCAGGCACTCCTCCCGCTAATCCGCCAGCAATACCTCCTAGTGCGCTGCCAGGGCCGCCTCCGAGTCCTCCGCCATAAAGGAATGCGCCGCCAGCAGCGCCTGCCCGCTGGCCCATTGTCATAGGTTTTTTGTTTACCTTTGCAATACTTGTCTCAATATTTTGTATTTCTTTGTTTAATTTTTTCCATTCAAGACCATCAGGAGAAATTTCTCTGGCGCGATTTTTAAGAATTGTTAATTGCTTCTCCAGTCGTGAAAGACTGCCTGGCGCTAGCGCTCCTAGTTCCTGCGTAAGTTGGATTGATTCGGCTGCCTTGTCAGCTTTATTTAGTTGAAGGTTGACTTCGCCTATTTGCTGTTGAAACCTTACCCATTCAACGGTATTAGGTGTAATTTGCGAAGCTTCAATGCGAAGAGCTTGAAGTTCTTTTTGCATGGAAACGAACGAGCCTGACTCAAACGCTGCCGCTTGCGCCCTAAGCTTTATTGGCTCCGCAATTGCTTGGCCGCGCTCTCGCAGACCTTCGGCTGTTCCGAGGCGCTCTGCAATTGTTCTAAAACCCGCGCCACCAACTTGCAACCGAGAAAGCTTGCGCTGATTGCTTTCAATTGCTTTATTTATTTTTCTAAATGTTGTATCAATACTTGCTTCTAGACCACTTGTATCTAGATCAAGTTTAATTTGAAGCCCGCCAGGCTTCGCCATCTGCACGGCTTTAGTCAGTGCAGCTTGAAGTTTCCCCAGCTCTTTTGAAATTTGAGGAGCGTTTGTAGAAAAATTAATATTATATTCAGCCATTGTTACTTCCCTCCATTGCGAAGAATGCTGTCAATTACTTTGTCAATATCCGCGAGCGTTGGATCAGTCCACGGCCTAGCGGGATTTAATGCTCCACTTTTGGCCCTGTAGCCGTCATGTACGCCTTCAGCATGTTCAGCGGTCCATTCAAAATCAACTACATTGCGCCCCGATTGTTTACGCTGTTTACTTCGTAACAATGCACCAGTGTCTACGATGTCCCGTGGCTCTGTCACCACTTCTCCGTTTTTTCTCCTTGTTTTACCATCAATCCCTTTCCAGTCCCATTGAATCAAGCTTATTTGCTGGTCAAAATCCTCGTCCGCCCAGTCCATAGCGCGTTCAAACGTGCGCTGGTTAATGCCATATAAATCTTCCCAGCGATTACCTTCAAATGTTTCGCTCTTTATCTCCAGGGCCCTTTGGGCTTGTTTTTTTAGCCTGTCAAGAACACCCAACATTTTCCCAATGGCACTATCCGCTTGATAAGCATTGCTTGTAAAGCGCAGAGTATAAGACATCGTAAAATTTCCTGATTGTTACAATCTAGCATCTTCAATGCTCAGCCAAGTTCAGCTCCAATTAAGCCAATAACCGTAGGAGGCATTTTTTCGTGCTTCAATGCCCATTTCATTGCCGCCAGTGTTTCCTCTTGCAAGTCATTCGTGCCTTTCTTAATTTCATAGGGCAAGAAATCTTCTAGGCTTGGCTTTTTACCTTTGCCTGCCAGTGCAGAAAATACTAACCCGCTTAACTTGGCAGTAGAAATGCTTTGAGCATTCACTTGCTCTTTATGCGCCTCTAGCCAATTTCCCATGCAAGTTTGTAAAAATGCAATAGGTAGCTTGCCAAAACGCTCCGCTTGGAAGATGGGATCGGCAATGGAAAAGGAAAGTAAACGACAGTAAATTGCAGTCCAGTCAGTGGAGCGGTTAATTGCTTGATCACAATTTTGTTCTAACCGCTCCAGGAAAGTTATTTTGGGGCTTCTTCTTCCTCCTCCTCATTGGTGTCTCCTTGAAGAGCAGCATCTTCTTGCGTCATGAAATTTTCCACTTGCTGGAGAAATTCCTGAGGAAGTTTGTTGGTATCAGCATTAGCCCATTCATCAGTGGCAATCCATTTTTTACCATCAAATACTTCTCCACGGTTACGGAAGAACATTGTCACCAGTGCTTCAAATTGTTCACGTCCTGATGGCACTAAGCTCATCAAACGAGAAGTTTCTTCCGAAAACTCACTCAGCACTTCCGCCCGCTCAGGTGTATTACCTTGCAGCAGTTGGAATGCTTCTTCTTCAGGAATATCCTTTTCCTTGGCAATGCGTCGCGCCAGTTGAATGGTTTTTAGCGTAAATTGAGCCCGTTTTTTGTTTTGTTCTTCACGCAACCACACTTCTTCTGCCAACCAGCTTCCATATTTCCGCAAGCGTAATTTTTCGCCAATTTCTACGAAGTCAGGAGAGCTAAGCAGGAAAAAATCCGAGTATTTACTCATTGTCGGTCAATGGAATCAACGAAAGTCTAGCGTTCATCATCCTAAGCGGCATAAGACTATTGACTGCTCTAGAAGGAATCACCACTTCTCGTTCTTTCCCATTGATAACCATCTTCACTTCTGGAGGACAACTATGAATAAAACAAGCAAAGCCAGCAATAAGTAAATCCTCTTCCTGTTTCACATTGAACAGCCATGCTTTATCACAAATGCTTTTTAAAAGTTTTCTGCTTTTCATTGCGCCAAATAGCCCATGTCCGTATCTGGAATAATAATGCGATATTGGCCGTAAACAATGTCTGTTTCTGGCATGAATGAAAAGCGAGCATCAGGAAACCGCGCCGCCATTCGCTCTGCTGCCGTGCTTAAATTAGTCGTCGCCGTGTTGTAATTAACCATTACGACTGTCCATTCTTGGCGCCGCTTAAACTTTGCCAAGGCTGGCGATGGCATCAGACGAGAAAATTCTTGAATGACCACTTCCAAGCCAGTTGCCTTCCATTCTGGAGGAACGCCCTGCCTACCAGCCACATAAACAGCAGGAATATTGCTCCCATTAGGCAAAATATAATTACCAATTAAATTGGGCGACGCCGAAAGTAAATCGACAACAGTTTCGCGAAGTTGAGCAACGTTCACAATAAAAAAGCCTGCCGTATAGGCAGGCTAGCAGAAAACAATGGGAAGAAAGCTCAGTTAGGGGCAGTCGGGATGATGCTGCCAGTGTTGGTAGCATTCTGGTGGATACCAATGCGACCACGGCTAGCAAGGTCGAAAGTAACTTCCACAAGATTATCAGCAGGATAGGCTTCAGCGTAGTTCATCACGCAAGCAACAAATGCCACGCGATCATAGTAGAACGTGGTGCCACTCACGCCAAGTTGCTTATTGATTTCCACATACACTTCCTGGTTCTTGTCGTAGCGAGTGGCGGCAATCACTTGGAACGCTTCGTCGAAGCTGTTCGGAACGAACACCGTACCATCCACATCCTTTTGGAAATAGGAGGTAACGGAAGCAGTAGCTTGAGAGGTGACAATCACGCTGTCAGCGTAACCGCCGCCACCAAGCAGGTAGAACTCGGTATTGCCATCGTTAAAAGCAACGTTGGCAGTAGTGGCCGCTTGAAGAGTGTAAAGAGTGGGAGCGCCGCTCACGCTAAACGTGGCGCCACTTTGAGTGATAACAGGACGAGCAGTGCCAGAAATAGAGCCAACACGAACAATTACGTCTTGACTCTTAACCAGCTCCGTAGGGTGGTAAAGCATTGAAAGATCCTCAATGGAGAGAGAAGTTGATTAAGCGTCAGCGGTGGCTTGAATAGGCTCTGAAGAGCTTTAGCAGCTCATACAAGATGAATCAAGTCAGACGTTCTGCACGCTTCCCTTACCAACCAGTCTAAAGATGCCCCTGATTGGTGCGCCGAGGAATTGCCAATAATGTTCAGCAATTTGTTCGTTCGGCAGTAGCTCAAACCGCCCTTCTCTCCCATTGATCGTGGCAGAGGCGGAGCTGCCAGGAGTGACACCAGAGAGGGCTAGAGGCCCCGTTAGGCGTCCTTCCATGTACACAGCCGTATTATCAGCACCAAGCAAATAATCGTACTGTGGATTGCGTTTTTGACGCAAACTGGCATAGTAAGTGACGCCCGATGAAAGGGCCACATAATTGCCAGTTTCTGAATCTACGGCATACCCAGAAGCCACTGACCACACGAGAGTGGCATTAGCTAATGGTGAGAGGCCGTTGATCATGCGACAAAACCAATGGAGAG